GATACCATGTCTATAAAGATAGATTAAAAGATTTAGTTGCAAAAAATCATGAACAAAAACAAAAAGAAGCAAAAGAAAAATTATTATTAAGAACAAGAAAAGAAGTTGATATTAATAAAGATGGTCCTGGATACACTATTAAAAATGGATCCAATAAAGGAAAAAAATTGGCCCATATTCAAATTCCTACTAAATCTTTATAAATTTATTAAATAAAGATTTAATTATTTTTTTAAACCAAGCAATTTCTTCTTTGTCCATTGCATCAATATCTAAATAATAATCATTTGTTTCATCATAACAATAATCATCAAATACTACGCAATTACTTTTTATATTGTGTTGTTGTCTTGTCATAGTTTTACAGTATTTACTAAAATACAGTAATGCAATAGAAACATTGATCTTATTGGTAAACAGCGTTAAATCTGTAAATTTACAAATTTTCATTAAAGTAAGGTTGTAAATTCCTTTCATAAATGCCCCAGGATTAACGAAATCACCCCTTGACAATACTCAGGTACCCCCCATATATTGCATATTGGTGCAACAATTGGGTTGGCCATATTAACTTGCTTAATTTAACAAAGGAGTAATATATGACAAGTTTAGAACTAATAAATAAATTCCAAAAAGACATTTGGGATAAATCAAATACAATGTTTGGAGACACGTTTGATAGTATATTTGATAGTTTATCAAAAGCTCAATCATTTCCATTTTACAATGTGGTAAAATACGGAAAAGGTGAGTATGCTATTGAATTAGGCCTAGCTGGATTTAACAAAAAGAATGTTAAAGTTCAGTACAAAGACGGTGTATTAACTGTTTCTGGTCAAGTAGATGACAAAGAAAAAGAATACATTGAAAAAGGATTGGCAGCTAGAAAATTCTTTAAACAATTTTCATTGAGAAATGATGTGGTAGTTAACAAAGCTGAAATGAAAGACGGAGTATTGTCTGTAAAATTAGGTGTTCAAGAACCACAAGAAATTGAAATTAAAGACATTGAAGTAAAATAATGACCATACATATATTGGTCATATTATTTATATTCATAATGATCTTTGGACTTAGTAAGGAGATTAAATAATGTTTCCTTATACATTAGAAGAGTGGGAATTTATTTCCCGCTCTTTTAAATCCAATTCTTAAGATCATCACCAGTAATCTGGTTAGCAATATCCATTTTTTTTCGTAAAGCTTTTACAATTTTTTCATCAACTGTATCTTCACAAATAATATCAATGTAGGTCATTTTACGTTTTTGACCAGCGCGATTTATTCTTGCTTCAGATTGAGTTCTTTTTTCTAAATCATATCCATTAGAATAATAAATCATCACATTTGCTTCTGTTAATGTAATTCCATATCCACCTGTTTGAGGAGTACCAATTAAAAATCGTACAGATGAATTAGGATCTTGCATTTTTTTAATATTACCTTGACGTTCTTCATTGGGAGTATCCCCGTAATAAGTAACATAAGAATTAGGACCAAATTCTTTATCCACTGCTTTGATAATAGATTTGATATCATGTCTGTAATGAGCCCAGATAACTGCTTTACCTTCTACTTCTCTCATGCATTCTAATAAAGTATCTAGTCGTTCATTTTTAATTTCTTTAACAGTTCCATCATCTGCGGTGAAGTGACCACAAGTAATTTGATGGAGTCTCATTAATTGAACAAGAGCTGTCGCTGTAGTCATTAATTTTCCCTGGTGTTGTGCTAAAGCAATTTCTTTCATTTGAGCATATATTTTTTTCTGTTCAGGGGTTAACTGAATAATTCTTTTTGTAAAAGTATAATCAGGTAAATCTAAGCAATCTTCTTTTAAACAACGATAAGAAAATGGTTCTAACTTGGAAGAGAGTTCTGCAAGGTTTCTATAACCAACAACTAATTGAACAGATCGTCCACCAAAGTTTGCTGTTTTCATAACAGCGTATCTAGTTCTAAATGCATAATAAGAAGAATAATCTAAAAGATATTCATCTAAAAATTCACATTGTTTAAATAAATCTAATGGAGATTTAGTGACAGGAGAACCAGTTAATATTCTTCTATACTTTGCATGTTTTCCTAATCCTACAATATTTTTAGTTCGTTTTGCATCTGGATTTTTAATAGTAGTAGATTCATCTATAGCCATTAATGTATTATGACAATTAATAAATTTAGCAGCAAACTCTAATCCCTTTTTAGTGGATAAAGCTTCCACGTTCATAATTAAAACATGAAGATCATAAGATGATTTAAATAATGTATCTAATTTTTTTTGTTGTTCTTGACTAATATTAGATTTCCATAGCACCATAGTTTTTTCAATATGGTCCACCATATGAGTTGGAATTTCAATGTCATGCCAGTTTTGATAAACTCCTTTAGGAGCAATAATCAAAGCTCCATTAATTTTACCTTTATCATAAAGCATAGATATATTATCTATAAGTACTTTAGATTTACCGGTACCCATCTCCATAAAGTAAGCATAAGCTTCTTTATTCCATGATTTTTCCAATGCAGTTAATTGATGTGCATATGGTTTAGTTTTAAATTTATAGTCCATAATAACTCCTATTTTTTTCTTTTTATCTTTCTAATTGACTTGACAAAGTATATAATAATTCATATCTATGATGTCAAGTCATAGAAAGGAAAAAATGGCAAAAGTTTATGTAATACAAGAATTACCTGGTACTAGACACGGCAGTCCTAAATTTAATATTATGGGTGCAACTAAATATGGAGAATTGAAAATTTTGTTACCAGAATTTTCTCAAATTATTTTATCTCCTGGACCAATTGTGTTTAAATTAAGGCAACTATTAAAAGATTTTTCAACTGAGGATTATTTATTATTAACAGGGGATCCTGCTATTATTGGAGTAGCGTGCTCAATTGTCGCAGATATAACAGGTGGTAAATATAAATTTTTAAAATGGGATAGACAAGAACAAATGTATTATCCTATAGAAATTAATTTATTTGAAAAAGGAAAAATTGAGGGGTAGACTTGACAAAATAAAAATAGAATATTATATATTAGTTTTAATGAAAGGACAAAAGATATGAGTGAAAATATAAATAGCAAAATAAATTTTGCAGAAGATCAAACTGAATCATTGACACAAGTTAATGATGCAAAAGCTTTATCCGAACAAGTGGTAAAGTTAAGAAATCTTGAAGATGAGATAGTAAGAGCAGAGGATGAATTAAAACATCTAAAACAACAAGCTGATTTATTATCAGGGGAAGTTATTCCTACGATGATGCAAGAAATGAATATCAGCACAATGAAATTAGCAGACGGAACTGGTATTGAAGTTAAACCCGTCTACGGTGCTTCTATTTCCGCGGAGCGAAAAGAAGAAGCATTTAACTGGCTTCGTAATAATGGCCTGGGTGATCTTATTAAAAATGAGATTACTGTTTCCTTTGGTCGTAACGAAGATAACAAGGCAGTGCAATACGCTGTCCTTGCACAAGGTCAAGGGTATGAACCTGTCCAAAAATTAAAGGTTGAACCCATGACACTTAAAGCAACGGTCAGAGAGCGTATCGAAAAAGGACTAGATATGCCCTCTGATCTATTTAACGTGTTCGCAGGAAACAGAACCAAAATAATAAGGAAATAATAAACATGGAAAATGTAAAAAGTAACAAGAACCAAGGAACAGCTTCTGAGTTAGCTACAAAAGTTAACGCAGGAGCTTTGGCAGCTATTTCATTTGCGGAAGATGCTGCTAAAGGAATAGGTAATCTAAGTCATGAAGATTTAGCTTTACCATTTTTAAAAATACTAGGACAATTATCTCCAGAAGTTAATAAAAGGGATGGTAAATATGTTCAAGGTGCAGAACCTGGAATGATTTACAATTCGGTAACAGGGGAATTGTTTGATGGTGAAAAAGGAATTGATGTCCTACCTTGTCATTACAAATTAGAATATATTGAATGGCAAGATAGAGGAGAAGGTTCTGGTGCTCCTGTAGCAATTCATCCTTCTTCTAGTGATGTTATGACTAAAACAACAAGAGATGGCTCTTATAAAGATAGATTACCTAATGGTAATTATATTGAAAAAACAGCTAGTCACTTTGTTATGTGTTTAGGTAATAATCCATCTACTGCTTTAATTGCCATGAAATCAACACAATTAAAGATTAGTAGAAAATGGAATAGTATGATGGCAAGTATTAAAATGAAAGATGGATCGGGTAAATTATTTACTCCAGCATCTTTTAGCCACATCTACAAATTAAAAACAGTTCAACAATCAAATGACAAGGGAACTTGGTTTGGTTGGGAAGTGAATAAAGTTGGTGTAGTGCAAGACCCTTCATTATATCAACAAGCTAAATCTTTTTCTGAAAGCGTTTCTAAAGGAGACGTTCAAGTAAAACATGGAGAAGCAAATGGCTCTAAACAAGCAGAAGCACACTTCTAATCAGGGTACAAAAAACACGAGCGATGAAAGTCGCTCGTGTATAAATAAAGAAACGAGGAATGATGGAACAAAAGTTTATACAGATATTTACAGGGTTAAGAAGGGATTATGGGGTCGCATATCTAAACTCTCCTAATACTAAAAGAGATCCTGATACAGGAAAATTAAAACCAGAGTATGGATGGGCTAAAAAAGATTTAAGAGATCAAGATTATTTAGATCATTTATTAGGAATTAAATCTATTGGAATACAAGCATGTGATGATGATGCACTATGTAGATTTGGTGCTATTGATATAGATGAAAAAAATGAAAAAGGAAAATCTTACGATAACTTTAATCACAAAAAATATTTAGACATTATTACTAAATACAATTTACCTTTGGTACCTACATTATCTAAAAGTGGTGGAATGCATTTATGGGTATTCTTAAAGGAACCAGCAAAAGCAATATTTGTTAGAAAGTTTTTAGAAGGGTTGTTATGTACATTGGATCTTCCTATAACCACAGAAATATTTCCAGCACAAACTGAATTAGGAAAAGATCCAGATGGAAGTTTATCAGTGGGACAATTTATTAATTTACCTTATGTAGGAAAAAAAGATAGAGTCGCATTAAATCCTAATGATGGAACACAATTTACTTTTGAACAATTTATAAAAGTAGTAGAGGCAAATCTTCATACCTCTGATGAATTAGAAAAAATATTAATACAACACACTGAAGAAGTTTTGAAAGGAGGTGGGGAAGAATTTATTGATGGGCCTCCATGTCTTCAAGCTATGACTAGAGAGTTATTAACTGATGAGAGAGATAGGTTTCTTTATAATTATCATATTTTTGCTAAGAAAAAATATCCTGATAAATGGGAGAAGATGACTATTCAAGCTGCTCAGGATTATTTTGCTAAAGATGGAGATGGTTTTAATGAATGGACAGATACTAAAGTAAAACAAAAAATAAAATCCTGGAGAAAAGATTCTAAAAAAGGATATACCTGTACTAAAGATCCTATTGTACGTTTTTGTAGAAAACCAGAATGTTATAAAAGACCTTATGGTAAAGCTTCTGATGCTAAAAACTTCTGGCCTGAATCTTCTGGATTACAACAAGTAAATTTTGTACCGGAGCCAGAATATAGATTTAATGTTCAATTAAACAGTGGAAAGAAAATACAAGTCAAAGTACCTAGTTCTAAAATATTTTATGTACAAAAAGATTTAGCTGCTATCATTACTAAATACACTGGAGTTTTTTTACCTCCTATGGCTCCTAATGATTATAATGATTATGTAGAAAGAATATTTCCACCAAAAGAAATTATTGAACCTCCTAAAGGAACTACTCCTGAAGAGGCTTTGGAAGAAGCTTTAATAGAATATGTAAATGGGCCACAAGCTAAGACATATGCTGCATTTAAAACTGGAGCTGTCTTAGTGGAAGGCGAACATGTATTTTTTAAACAAAATGAGTTTTATGATTTCTTAAAAAATAAAGAATGGAAAGAGAGAAAAGATAGAACTTTTGAAATATTAAAAAATAAATTTGATATTGAATTTGGTGTTCAAAAAAGATTTCCTAAAAAAACTACAGATACTAAATCTTATGATCCTATACCTGTCATGCAAATTAAAATTGATGTTAAGGATAGGGAAGAATCTATGATTGAAGTTATACCTTTACGAAAAGAGGGAGATATATTCTAATGATTAAAAAGGTATTAGGACCTCCGGGTACAGGTAAAACTTATACTCTATTAAAATATGTGAGTGATTATATTAATAAAGGAACTCCTATTCATAAAATAGGATATTTTGCTTTCACTAAAGTTGCAGCAAGAGAGGCTGCAGATAGAATGATAGAATTATTTCCAGATAAAAATAAAAAAGAATTAAAATATTTTCAAACTCTACATTCATTAGCATTTCATACATTGGGTATGAGTGAAGATAATGTAATGCAGGATGTTCATTATAATCAAATAGGAGAGAAATTATCTATTCGTGTCAGCGGAGCTTCTCAAGAAACATGTTATTTAGATTCAGATAATGAGTATTTTCAATTAATTAATAAAGCAAGCATTAAAGATATTTCTATTGAAGAAGAGTTTGATACCAATGAGTATAGTAGAAAGATTGATTTTGAAGTTTTGAATACAATTTATAATAATTATATTCATTTTAAAAAGGTCAATAATTTAAAGGATTATACAGATATGATCAAGGAATTTATTAACCAACATCAAAAATGCCCGCAATTTGATGTTATTTTTATAGACGAGGCTCAAGATTTATCTCCCATTCAATGGAAAATGTATGATGTATTAAAAACAAAAACAAAAGATATTTATTTAGCAGGGGATGATGATCAGGCTATTTTTGCTTGGGCTGGTGCTGATGTAAAAAGATTTATTGAAGAAGAAGCAGAACATGAATTACTACAACAATCTAGACGTATCCCGTTAGCTGTTTTAGAACAAGCTAAAATTATTCAATCTAGAATATTAGGACCAAGAATAGAAAAAACCTATCATCCCAGAGTAGATGAACATGGTGTTATTGTAGAGGGTAAAGTAGAAAAAATTTATACATTAGATGGTTTAGATTTTTATCAAGGACAATGGTTAATTTTAACTAGAGCTAAATATAGAGCTGATGAAATTGGAAAGTATTTAAAAGAAAAAAATTTATATTTTAAAACAAGGCACGGCAAAAGTTATAATCAAAAATTATATAAAGCAGCACTTAATTGGACTCGTTTAATGGACAATGGATCTATTTTAATTAATGAATGTAAGGATATGTTTGATTTCTTAACACAAGATTTTGATGCAGAGATATTAAAAAATAAAGTTCAAGTTACTGCACGAGATTTAGGATTAGATAAACATTTATATTGGTATGAGATGTTTAACAACGCTGATCAAAAAGAATGCTTATATATAAGAACTATGCTCTCTAATGGAGAAAAATTAACAGAAGATCCTAACATAGAAATATCTACTATTCACGCAGCTAAAGGAAGAGAGATGCAGAATGTGGTTTTAGTATTGGATAATACTAGAATGATTAGAAACAATATTAAAACAAGTATAGACAAAGCAGATGAAGAACATAGGGTATGGTATGTTGGTACCACTCGTTCTAAAGAAAATTTATATTTGTTAAATGCCAAAAAAGAAAGGCATGGTTATAATCTATGAGGTTAAGGAACGGGAAGAGGGCAATCTCTACTGGGTCAGTGGTAGGATCCTGCTGCAAAAACAGCGACGTTGGTTCTGGAGTCTTATTCCCTTGCATGAATTGCATAACTCATCGCCAGTTAAATCAACAACTACCACATAAACTTAAACAAAGGAACTGTTATGACCACTAAAGAAGATCTAGAAAGAATATTCCCATCATCAAGACAAGAAGGTGGTGATCATTATTCTAAACATCAAATTCAACCCTACACATTTATCACTGCCAATAACTTGTCTTTTTTTCAGGGTAATGTTATTAAGTATGTAGTCAGATATAAAGATAAAAATGGTATTGAAGATTTGAAAAAAATTATTCACTACTGTGAATTAGAAATAGAAAGGTTAAAAAAATGAAAGTACCATTATTTGAAGCACAGACGGAATGGATTGAACCAGAAGAATTACCAGATTTACGATCCTATGATGAAATCGCAGTTGACTTAGAGACAAGAGATCCTGATTTAAAAAATAAAGGATCTGGTTCTGTGATTGGTAATGGTGAAGTAGTTGGTATTGCTGTTGCTGTACCTGGAAGAAAATTTTATTTTCCCATTGCTCACGGATCAGGGCCTAACATGGACAAAAGAAAAGTATTAGAATGGTTCAAAGATACCATGGCAACTGATGCTGTAAAAATATTTCACAATGCAATGTATGACGTATGTTGGATTAGAAGTATGGGTATTGCCATCAATGGAGTTATTGTAGATACGATGATTGCGGCATCGCTTATTGATGAGAATAGATTTGCTTATACTTTAAATGCATTATCATGGGAATATTTAGGTCATGGTAAAAATGAAACAGCATTAAATGAAGAAGCAAAATCAAGGGGTTTAGACCCAAAAGCAGATATGTGGCAGCTACCTGCTATGTATGTAGGAGCCTATGCAGAAAAAGATGCGGAGCTTACTTTGGAGCTTTGGCAAATGTTTAAAAAAGAAATTATTCATCAAGACATAGAATCTATTTTTAATTTAGAAACAGATTTATTTCCTTGTCTAGTAGATATGAGATTTAAAGGCGTTCGTGTCGATAGCGAACGAGCTCATATATTGAAACAACAATTAATTGCACAAGAAGAACAATTATTGTTAGACATAAAAAAAGAAACAGGCTTAGAAGTGCAAATAATGGCAGCACGATCAGTTGCCAAAATGTTTGACAAACTTTCTTTGCCTTATGATAGAACGGAAAAATCAAAAGAACCTTCTTTCACTAAGAATTTTTTGCAAGAACATAATCATCCTTTAGTACAGAAAATAGCAAAAGCTAGAGAAATAAACAAGGCACATTCTACTTTTATTGATTCTATTCTTAAATATGAACATAAAGGAAGAATACATGCAGAGATTAATCAGATTCGTTCAGACGCTGGGGGAACAGTTACTGGAAGATTTAGTTATAACAACCCTAATTTGCAGCAACTTCCTGCAAGGAACAAGGACCTAGGACCCTTAATTCGTTCTTTATTCTTACCGGAAGAACAATGCACCTGGGGTTGTTTTGACTATTCACAACAAGAACCAAGACTCGTAGTTCACTATGCAGCATTACATAATTTTCCATCTGTTTATGATGTAGTAGAAGAATATAAAGATAATGTAGATACAGACTTTCACCAAACGGTTGCCGATATGGCCATGATACCAAGATCACAAGCTAAGACTATTAATTTAGGATTATTTTATGGAATGGGTAAAGCTAAACTACAAGCAGAACTTGGTGTATCTAAAGAAAAAGCCGCCGAATTATTTGACCAGTATCATGCTAAAGTTCCTTTTGTAAAACAATTGATGAACTCTGCATCCAATAGAGCACAGGAACGCGGTCAAATTAGAACATTACTTGGTAGATTATGTAGGTTTCATTTATGGGAACCTAATAGTTTTGGTATGCATAAAGCATTACCTCATGAAGAAGCACTCCAGGAACACGGACCAGGGATCAAGAGAGCTATGACCTACAAAGCATTAAATAAATTAATTCAAGGTTCTGCTGCAGATATGACGAAAAAAGCTATGTTAGATCTACATAAAGAAGGGATTGTAGCACATATTCAAATACATGATGAATTAGATTTATCTGTGGAATCTCCAGAACATGCTAAAAAAATTGTTGAGATTATGGAAAATGCTGTTAAATTAGAAGTCCCGAATAAGGTTGACTATGAATCGGGAGAGACATGGGGAGACATTTATGGATAGGGAAATCATTATTGGTTTATTATTAGTATCATCCTGGATAATATTATTATTTATTTAAATGAAAAAATTTTGTAAAGTATGTGGACATCGTTGTCATTGTTTGGGTAAAGGGTACTACATTAGTGATACTTTTTGCGAAAGTTGTTCATGTAATGAATGCCAATGTGAATTAAAACCATTGGTTTTAGGAAAACATAATTTAGTGAAAAGATCTAAAAAATTTGAATATTATACAGTGTTAATTTTATTAATATTAATTTTTATTATGAGTTTAATGGGTTGCACATCACAAGAAAAACATTCTAATAAAATGGATACCATTGCAAAAGGTTTGTCTACCATAGCAAAATAATGACGCACAAATTAAATTGGACACCAAACGAAGGTAATTTTCAAGAATATACCTATGAAACAGAATGGTTAGAATGCAGCTGGATCAATGTTTATGATATGACTAGACTTGTTACAGCATTTTGGTATCCTTGGTTAAAGATATGAAACTATCAGCAAACTTTCAGCTAAGTGAGTTGGTTAAATCTCAAACAGCTGAACGAAAAGGAATTCCTAATAATCCTTCTCCAACGCACATTGATAACCTCAAAGCGTTGTGTGTGAATGTATTACAACCGATCCGGTCTCATTTCGATGCTCCGGTTATGATTTCTTCTGGATATAGATCAGGGGAACTTTGTATTGCCATTGGTTCTAAACCTACTTCCCAGCATGCAGAAGGTAAAGCTGCGGATATTGAAGTCGTGGGTGTCGATAACAAAGAACTAGCGCAATGGATAAAAGATAATTTAGAATATGATCAATTAATTCTCGAATTTTATCGAGATGGTGAGCCTGACTCTGGCTGGGTCCATGTATCATGGAATACCGGTGAAAATAGAAATCAATCATTGAGAGCTATTAAACAAGAAGACAAAACAGTTTATAAACCATGGTAAAAATAAAAGAATTATTAAGCGAGATTCATACCGTTCACGGAATTTGTCCGGAGTGTGAGGAAGAAGCTATTATGGTTGCCATTGTTACCGACTATTATAGGTGTACTAATTGTGGTCACGATACCAGACAATACGTTAATGGTTCTATTAAATATTTAAAATTAAAAGAGGATGAAATAAAATGGCTAAAAAATCGAAAGTAGGAGTATCTGAATTATTAAAAAGAAATAGAATTAAACGTCCAGGACGTCATTCTAAAAGGCATAAAGGTAAAAAGAAATCTGAACGTGGGCAAGGACATCCTTAAGTCTGCGGTTTAGATTTATCTTCTATACAATTAAAATATAATTGAGTAATTTGTATACTATTATAAATAGCAACAGTTTCCATGTCTTTTACTTTATTTTCAGCGTCTTTTAGACATTCTTCTTTAGATTGATAATATACTTGAGGACTAGGAGTCATAGGGATACAGATCTCCTGACCAAATGGGTCTAAATGACACAGCATAACGATAATAATAAATGTTTTCATAAGCCTTGACTTTAATAACGTAAAGTCCTATATTAATAATAATAAAATTAAAGAAAGGTAGACTATATGACAGATAAAAGCAAGTATAGTAATATAACGGTTGACAATAAAACTTATGATATTATTACTAGACTACAAACTAGAATGACTCCGGATATTAAATTAAGTCGTAGTCAAGTAGTTCAAACATTAGTGAAAGAGAAAGTGAGGAAATTAAATGGTTCATTCAGCAAATAAACATGCTATTCAATTAGAAAGCACAGAAAATAAGCTTTCTCCAGAACAAAAGTTATGGAGAGCAGTTATGGCAACCGCTATTTATGATGCACTTCATACCCCTGATCATACTAAAAAAGGTAAGTATAAAGTATTTACTGAACGATATGATATATTAGATGCTCGCACATGGTTTAAAAATAGAGATGGTAATTTTGAAATAGCATGTGAAGCTTTAAATTTAGATTCTGATAAAGTGCATAAAATCATGAATAAAAAAATCAACACGCGTAAATTTATGGAAAGGATAGAAAAAATATGAAGATAGATAAACGAAGTAAAGATAGTGTATACATCACTATAGGAAATTGGATTTACTATATAGATGATTCTACAGGAGAACAAATTATGCAAAAGTGGAGAAAAAAATAATGAGCGGAATGATTGTATGTCCAGAATGCAAAGGCAATGGATATTTGGGGGATAGTAAAGATGAACATAAACAACAAGATTGTACCAACTGTAAGAATCAAGGTGAAGTGATGATTACCGATGATATGATATGGAACACATTACAATTTACAACAGGGAGGAAACAATGATTATATTTGGTCAACCAATAACAAAAGAAAACGCACGAAAAATTTGGGATACTTATAAGAAAGAAATTATCGCTTTGAGTGTCGCATTTATTTTAGGTGCAATTATATTTTAATGAAACAAACATGGACAATCACAGGTTATTACTGGGATGGAAAGGATCATTATGTTATTTACCAAGATGAACATGGTAATACGAACATGGTTTTGGAATCAAGTAAGTAGCCTGGGTTGTTATTTATCAAATCTTAGTTGGAGGAAGTTATACCGTGACTACCAATCCAGTCGCAAAGCACTTAAATAAATTTAATAAACCTAAGCGCATTGCAGATAAACGATATAAAGAACAATTAAAACAAATGAATAAAGACATACAGGAAGTAAGGAGGATGCAAAAAGAAATATATGGAAAATGAATATAAATATTTAGTTTATTTTGAAGGTAGACCAGTTTATTTCAATATTAAAACTGCAAAAATAGTTACTTACAGAGATATATTTTCTTTTAAAGATAAAGAAAACAATACTCGTGAAGTCAAAGAATATATTAAAGAATGGGCTATGCATAAATAATGGAAAATAAATTTTGTAATAAATGTTGGCAAGCTCATCCTATAACAGAATTTCATAAGGATAAAAATAAATCCGATGGTCTTAATTCCTGGTGTAAAAACTGTAAACGAGAAGAACGATTTGCAGCTACGCGTCAGCCGGTCAATTATTTAAAACGTCGTTGGGATAATATGGCTAAAGGAGATCGTAAAAAAAGAGATATTACTTATGAAGAGCTATTATTGTTATGGAAAGATTTTATATTAGATAATGAAAGCAGAGGACTTCATCCTTTTGCCTGTGCTTATACAAAAGAACCTATGACATTTATTCAAGGACAAGGACATGTCATGACTAATCTTTCTTGTGATAGGATTGATAATACTAAACCTTACACGAAAGATAATATTACTTTTTGTACTTTTAGATTTAATAATATTAAAGGTGAGATGGATGTTAATAATATTAAATTAGTTTTACAATTCTTTAAACGAAAAGGAATTGATTACGATATTAACCTAACCGAGGAGACCGAATGAAAAAACTACCTAAATTAAAAAATGTTAAAGATATGGAACACATGTTCGATGATTTAAAAAAAGAAAAAGATCCTATTCAACGATCCACTCTTTTTTTCAAGATTATTAAAGAATTTATGTTTCCTTTATTAATCATGGGCAATAATAATAAAACAGATACTCCCGCTGAATGTATTGCTTTCGTGGCACTTATGGAATTTATTGATAGTGTTTTTGCTGGAGGAAAGGATGATTCTCAAGGTAAATTATTATACATTAAGAATATATTAGATACGGAATTACAATCTTTTGAACAAACATCATTGGATCATAAAGAAAGGACTTTACACTAATGAGCAGAGAACGCGGAAGAAAATGGGACGGTGTATCTAGAATACCCGATGATACTTATCGTAAAAACTGGGAAGATATATTCGGTAAAAAAGATAAACCTAACAAGGAGAAAAAGAAATGAACATTAACTATCAATTTGAATATCCCACTTCCACTAGGTCCTTGATCCAAGGGTCGAGACACTATGATATTGGACAAGACAAATTACCATCGGTGACTACTATTCTTGCTGCTACGCAATCCGAAGAGAAGAAGGCAGCATTAGCCGCGTGGAAGGCTAGAGTAGGCGAGGAACAAGCAACACGGACCAGGGACCAAGCGGCTGAACGAGGTACGGTTATGCATCACATTATTGAATCTTATTTAAAGAACCAATTTCATGTAGATTTGACTCCTGTAGGGCTACAGGCTCATAAAATGGCTGATAAGATCATTCAGGAGGCTTTACGGCCTAAATTACAGGAGCTTTGGGGCCTGGAAACAGTACTTTATTACCCTGATCTATATGCAGGGCAAACGGATGTCGTTGGAATTTATAATAATCAAGAAAGTATTTGTGACTTTAAACAATCAAATAAATTAAAACGAAGAGAATGGATTGAAGATTATAAACTTCAATTAGCAGCATATGCCTTAGCACATAACGAGGTCTATGGAACCAATATCATGCAAGGTGTTAATTTAATATGCACTGGAGATTGTCAATTTCAAGAGTTTGTATTTGAAGGAGATGAGTTTAAACAGGCTAAATTTGAATGGTTAAAAAGAGTAGATCAGTATTATAATCAAAAAGACTCAAATTAGATAAATTATAAAATAAGGTTTTGCATAAAAAACCGCCACCAGAGCCATTTTTAGTCATGGTGCAAAATTGAATATGGGAAAGTGTCATAAACTGTGGGAAAATATGTGTAAAATCCTAGAGAATAACGTAGAATCCTATCAATTGTGGCAAAAATGTGGCAATTATGGCAAGAATAAGGCAAAATTGTAGTACATTGTAGTACTTTCGTATAAGGGTATAAAATGACAAAAGATAATAAAATCAATAGTTTATACGGATTGTATAAGAAATAGGATATTTTTAAACTTTTGATGAAATTTTTTTTTCATTTTTTCTGGACGAAAAACAGGTAAAATCTTATACAATTTTTATAAGTTATTGATTTTATTGAATAAAATGACCAAAAATTGTATAAATTTTGTAGTACTTTTAAAAGTGTTTTTATACAATCATTGTATACCAACGATTCTAGAGCACATAGATTTTATACAATTTGAAAATTTTTTATACAATTTGAGTTAATTAAGGCAAGAATGTGGCAAAGGAATTCTTCCGTTCAATAGAGGTTTTTGTTAATGTTAAAATCTGATAAAAGATTTAAAAAATTCAATGGTAAAAAAGAAATCTAAATATAAATCGTTAATTGTTAATAAAAAACGATATTATTTCTATAAAATAGTATGGTTGGATATTATCGGTGACTCTGGGCATGCCAATGTAGAGGAATTTAATAAAATGGAATGTGCTGAAATGGTTAGTTTTGGATATGTCTTTGAAAAAACAAAGAAATATTTAAAAACATTTGCAAGTTATGATTCGAAGGAAGAATCATTTAGTGATAGGAATGTCATCCCAATCGGATGTGTTATTCGTTTGGAAAAAATAAACTTATAACCAAGGAGAAACATGCCTAAAAAGAAAAAAACAGAAACTGTTGAAGATATTTTAGACAGGATTATGGAAGACATTGAACTCATAAGAGAAAAATGTGTTTGTAATGGTGATGAGGATTATTCGCCGGAGGATGACGACGATGATTCTCTTGATGATGAGGACGAAGAATAAGTATCGAACTCTGATTCGTCTGAATAATTTAAAACTTCTGTCGTTAGTTTGTTTCTTTGTTCTGGGTTTAATCTTATCTGTTCTTGTTTAGATTTGACCACAGCTTTTAACTCTTTCGACTCAACACCTTCAAGGATCGGTGAGTATTGATCTAATACTTCTGAAATTCTCTTATCGAGCTCTTCTTCGGATAGGTCATCTAACTTACCGGTCCTTATTATTTTTTGTTCTATATATAAACCAGCAGCTTTACCTCTACTAACTTCTGCATTCACTGCAGCACTCCAGGCGCCATTATCTAATGCCTTGTTTCTAATTTTCGCTAATTCTGAAATATGGTTCTCATAAGTGATCTCATATTTCTTTTGAAATTCTGCTCTAAGTTCTCCTATGTATTGAACCACTAAAGGATATTTTTTTGGATTAGTTAACTCAGATGCCGTTGCACTTGCTCTATCTTTTGCATATCCTGCTTCAATAGCACATTCACTTTTAGTCTTACGACCTTCATTGGTCACTAATTCTAAAGCAAATTTCTTTTGTTGTTCTGTTAATTTTTTTGGTAATCCCATTATTTAGCCTTTGCCATGAAGTATTTAAATTTTTGTAAATGATCATAAGCAGCATATTTAAACATAAGTTTTTCATTACTGTTATCTCTTTTACCAACACGTTTATATCCACTCTTTTTCCTATTTAATTTTGCTAAATATTTTTTAGTACAAAAATGAGACAATTGCATTTCTGGTTTTAATTTAATCACCAAATAAGATTCCCAATAATGTCTTCTAATTTTATTTTTAGGTGCTTTTAATATTTTAATCATATCGTAATCACCTGCTTTCAAATCTTCCCTTGCATGTCTTGCTTTTAAAAAACTAAAGCTTTCTCCCACGTACATAAGTTTATTATTTAAATATCTTAAATAAATCACTGGAAAGTCTTGTATTTTATTTTGTATTATCATGCTTGACATCTACGTAGCATTTTGGTATTTAATAGTCAACCTTACGGTTAATTGATTTAGTGAAAATAATCTGGGGTCGGCTTACGAAGTATAACCTTGTTATGTAGTACGGATACTGGGCCCCAGGTTAAAATTAGAAAGGAAAAAACATGAACTTATTTCATTTAGACAAAGACCCTAAAACAATTGCAAAGTATCATTGCGATAAACATGTAGTAAAAATGGTATTAGAGACAGCTCAGATGTTATGCAGCGCATATAAAAAACATTATCATGACGACGGTGATCTATATAAAATTGCTCACCCTAAACATCCTATGACTTTATGGGTTGGATATTCTCATATGAATTTTAAGTTTACATTGGATGTACTTAAAGAATTAGGCGCAGAATATACTCATAGATATAACAAAGTTCATAAATCTATGCGTATTTATGACTTACTAACTACTAAATATACTAGATGGCATGAATGGGATGGGTTGTTTACTAAGCCGCCTCAGTGTATGCCTGATGAGTACAAACACGAAGATTATATTACAGCTTATAGAACTTACTATAAAATGGCTAAAAAACAATTTAGCAATTATACTAACCGTGAAATACCAGAGTTTATGAAATGATATCAGGAAGATTATTCAGACAAGTATTAGATAAATTTATATCCTCCCCAGTAGGTGGAGATGCTAGGGTACAAGTTTGTTTACCAAATGGTGAGTTTTATGACATTGAAGGTATTAAATTAATGGAAAATAAACTCATTGGAGTACGAGAAACTCATAGGATTGTAATCACAATTAACAAGGAAAAGTGGACTATGGGTAAGGTAATGAAACGACTGTAGCTACGTTGAAAAAAGAATCAAAATTTTGGCAGGAAGTTAAGAAAAATATCAAAGATATTTCGTTCACAAGACTAGAAAGTTGGGCCTCTTTAGGCGTTCCAGATCTATTATGTTATAACAAAAACAATGCATTTTTTACTATTGAACTCAAAGTAGTAAATCGCGAAAAAATAGCCCTCTCACCACATCAAATTGCGTTTCATGTGAAACATCCACGCAACACTTTCATCTTGCAAAAGTCCCTCGGTCCTTGTGCCGTGAAACTTTATGAGGGTAAAGATATCCTACGACTCAAGAACCGTGAGTCTTGTGCCCCGGTCGCTGAAACGTGGCCCGAGATTCAGGAATATTTGTCGCGCGTCAAATAGTCGCGGCCCTGGGAGTGCTTGTGGGCGGGAACCCACCCAAGTATCTTGCGCCTTAAGGCCTTGTGCCTTGTGCCCTGGGCCTTGTGAGCTTGCGCCCTCTTATAAAATAAAAAATAAAACCCTGCGACATTTTGTCGCAGGGTCAAGGAGAACCTCTTAATTTTTCTTATTCCTCTGCTTTATCTCATCAAAAAATTTTCTACATTTATTGAGATAAGACTCAGGCAGCAGGTTATGATCTTCCAAGAACCATGGTACAAGGTCATTGGATCTTATTCTTCGTTTTTTCATAGTGTTTCTCCTTTCTGCTGCACAGTATATCCAAGTTCCTTGATCAATG